AGGAAAAGAATGGGCGCGGGGGCAGTTGCTGATGTTGATCCAAAAAATTCTGATTGCGTTTCGGCTTTTGTCGCTGTCGAGGTGCAGCTGGCTTTGCGCCTGGGCGTGCGGCCATCTTGGCGCGCTGTTTGGCTGCTTTGTAGTTGGCTCCGCGTCGACCGTTGCATTGCTTACACGCAGGCACGAGGTTGTCGAGCGCGTTGCTGCCACCTCTGTCAATCTCAATCAGATGATCAGCTTCGGTTGCCTGTCGTTTCTTGCACCAGTGGCACCGGGGTTTGTCGGCCAGGATGGTACGCCTGTTTTTGTGGTACTCGCCTGTTTGTCGTGGGCGTCTGTTCTTAGATGGCATGGGGTTTTACTGCCGCGCTTCGCTTGGCCTAGCGCCTTCGCTTCGCTCAGTTGCTTTCAGGCTGTGTGCGCAACGCGCGCATAGAGGTTCACCGTCGATGATGCTGTCACCGTATTTGTGTGCAAGGTTTGGTTCGCTGCACTTCAAGCAGTCGCCCAGGTATTGCACTGTTTCATAGCTGCATTTGATTTTCATTAGGTCACCAGACTACTTAAGCAGAGCTATCCCGGGCACCACCCGACCGTTAGTTAAGCACGGTTCACACTTGCCACGCAATGGATCTGTTTGCATGGGCTGACACGCCCTTCTAATGGGCTAACTGATGATGATGAGTCACCGAGGATTTGCACCTACGTCAGGTCGCGTGGCCTGAGCACACCAGTGAGACTGGCTACTGAAGTTGTTGTATGGCTACTTCCAGGCGTCAATCACCTTTGATGCGTCAGCCTTGGTTAGTTCGTCGTAGAGCTTGATTTCGCGGCCGATGATGGCGGCGATGCCATCGAGCGTGGGTTTGCCTGCGCCGAAGCCTTTGCCTCGTGCCAAGGCTCGAATCATCCCAATTTGTTTATCGGAGGCTTTGCCTTTGGGGTTCTTGAATTGCACCACGTTGGTGGTTTGCTGCTTGTCGGTGAACGGATCAGGCACCGGGTCGCCGTTGTCGTATGTGGCTGGCACTTCGGTCACGGTCGGCACTTCCTGTTGGCGTGCAAGCACTTCTTGTTTGCTGGCCATCTTGTGCTCAATGCCGAAGCCCATCATGCCCAGGGCGCGGCCAAGTGCTGATGTGCTGGCGTTCATTTGTTCGCTGTCGCGTGTGTATGGCGTTGTGCCTGGGAATGGTTCCCAGCAGTATGCGATGACTGGCTTCGGGTCGTCTTTGTCGCGCCAGACTGTGCAGCAAATCTCAATGTAAAGCTTGGTGTTGACCTCGCGGAATGTTGGCTGTGATTCTTGGATGCGTAGATCGGGGTACTTTTCCAGCGCCATGCGTAAGCGTGTTGGTACGTCAACGTAGTTGTCAAGGTTGAAGCTCATTTGTTTGTGTCCTCCAATAGTTGCATTAGTTCAAACCATTCTTTAACCGGCATAACAGCCATCCATTCGCCCACATCGGTCAGCCCAGGCCGTTTGGCGATGATCACGCCTGTGTAGGCGTTGGCGTTGACAACTTGTGTGCGTAGCTGCTCAAAATAGCCGTGCCACGAGTGTGCTTTGCGGTCCTTGACCTCGATGACTACGCCAGGCCACCCGGTCACGTCGCCTTTGTCTGCGTGTGTGCCTGCTTGAATCCGGTCGGCCATGATGCCGTGTGCGCGTAACCATTTGACGACTGCGAGCTCGGCTGCGTGGCCTTTGCGTTTCTGTGGGCTAGTCATCGTTCCCATTCCACGACCATGTCGCCAATGATGTGCTTGGGCGCATCTTTCAGCTGGTCTTTGGCGTCAATCATGTGCAGGCAGTTCAGGTAACCGATGGCGTCAATGAGCGAGTCCTCGTGCATCTTTTCCACATCGAGCGATTTCATGAGCCGGGCCAGTTTGACGCACACCATGAATAGTGCGGCCTCTTGCACAGTCAGATTGTGCTTGTAATTGGTCAGCGTGCTGAACAGTCGACGCACCATGGTGTAATCGTTCCAAGGATGGCCGTACTGCTTCATGCGCTCACCGTCTTTGGTGAGCTGCCAGGCGACGTATGCCGCATCACCTGGATCGGGTCTAGTTGTCACGCTGCTTTTTCCTCTCGTGGGTCACGACAAGGTAAATCATGGTTGCCACAAGGTAGCCGATGACGATGACACCAAAAATCAGGTCATTGAGAAATACGCGCATAAGTTGTCCAGTTCTGCCAGCCATGCCGGCTTGAGATGTGCCATGCGGCCCACAAGTTTGTTAGTGGGTCGAGCAGTTCTGCGCAGTCATCAAGGATGGCTTGTGTCTGCAAGTAGCCGCGCGGCCAGTATTGATTGGGCGTGCACCAATAGTCGTTGATTTGCATTAGGCCGAATGACTGGCCGTTGTCGCCGATGGCGCCTGGCAGACAGCCCGACTCCAGCTCCATGACCTGAAGGGCGGTGCTCAGGTCATGGGGCTGAAAGCCGCCGCGAAGGGCTGTGTCAGCCCATTCTTGGCATCCTGGGCCCTGATACTGCACCTGGGTGTTTTCGGGGCTGTAATCGCTTCCTATTGCGTCTGGTGGCGTGCCAGCCTCCACCGGGGAGTAAGCGGTGGAGGCCGACACGAGGCCCCAGGTATCCACTTTTGGATCCTGCGTGACCATCACTCCTACCGCGCCGGTAAAGAGTGCCGAGGCAAGAATCGTGACGATGGGATTCATGCGACGCTCGGGTGCATGGGTTCGATTGGGGGCTGGTGGGTGAGCTTTGATGGTTCGCTCCAGTCGTCGTCTGCGTTGAATCGGTAACGCAGTTGGGCCTTCAATACGGCGCCTTCCTGGTCACGGAATACTACGAGATGAAACTGTTGCCCAGTTTCCTGACACAATCCGGTCAGTATTTCATAGGTGATGAGTGTGGTCATTATTGGCCGCCTCCAACGGCTGATTTCACCTTAGCGCACTTTTCGGCGCTTGTGGGGGATTTGCAACCTTAGTACTTTTCGCACCATCCTGGCCGGAATGAATAGCACGTTGTCAACGCCTTTGTCGTCGGTCAGGCTTTGGGCCAATATCAGGTGCTTGGCGTTGCGCTTGGATAACAGCCAGCCCACTGACTGCACCACGCAAGGCTCGTCGGTCAAGTCGGCGAGCTCGTGCCATTCATCGTTGTCAATGGTGTGGGCGTCATGCCAGGTGACCAGCACGAGTGGGTGCTCTAGTCGAGCCATACCACGTACTCCGCCGCCACCCGGCCCTTGTCTGGATCAATGAAATGCAGCCGTTGGCTGGGTATGCCTGTTGCTGCCACGAATTCGCGCGCGTATTCGTTGTGCGACTCGGGTGACCCGGTTACGAAAATGCGGCCGCCATTGCTCATGGTAAGGCTCATGGGCGTGTGCCAGTGGCCCATGTAGCAATCGTGGAAGTCCTCGATGACGCCACCGGCCCATGCGTTGACTTTGCGCAGGATGCCGAACGCTGGTGTGTTGCCGCCGAAACTCTTGATTTCGTCGCCGTGCACGAGAAGCGCTTTGTAGTTGCCAATCTTGGTGATCTGATACCAGGCATCTGATGACTGCCAGTCTTTGACCAGGTGGCCGACTTTGTTGCGCGCAATCTCGTAGGCGATGCGGTCGATGTTGTCGCCTGCCGGCATTTCGCCTTTGCGGCCGATACGGCCGTGGTTGCCGTATTCGCACACGACGCGCACTGACTCAAAGTTGGAGGCCAGTGTGGTGATGGTTTGGCTAATGATGTGCGAGGTGTTGAACAGCTGCTCGTAAAGCAGCGCGTCAACTTCCCACGCTTGACCGGGAAAGATGCCTAGGCCCTCGACCATGTCGCCACCGAGAAACAGCACTGCTTCGCGTACCGGGTGGTGTTTGCGTTGAATGTCGGTAATGGCAATGCTTTTGTCAATGAAACGCTCAATGCGTTGTGCGCACGTTTCTTTGCCGTAGCTCACGGTCTTTTTGCCGAGCTGCCAGTCGGTGCAATGGATGAGCGCGACTTCGGCTTTGCCTTTGCGTGTGTCTTTTGCAGGTGCCTTGACTTTGACTGGCGGCGTAGCCAGCCCGGCATCCTTAGCGGCCTGATAAACGGCAGCGACCAGTTCACCAGTCTTATGCTTCAGTTTGATGTTCAGCTCATTGGAGCGCTTTAGTGCTTGGCGCAGCTGATCGATTGTTTGCAGCTCGCCCAGTTCGTCACTTAGAGCCATGACGCATCCTGTAGCGGTAGACGACATTCCAATCGGTCTTGAAACCGTGTTTGCTTAGCAATGCGGCTACGGCCTGGTTGCTGAATGATTCGTCAAGGATGATGTCGACCCATTCCTTGCGGTTTTTCTGTTTATTGACCCAGGTGACTAAGTCACCGATTTTGTTCTGCTTCTGAGTTATTTCGTCGCGTAAAGCCATTGATGTGATCCTCCAGGTGGTTGTCTAGCTTGTTTTCCACCCTAGTCAGTATCTTGCGCACGTATGCGTGATCGTCGGCGTTTTCTCGTCGGGCTCGCTCGACCAGGGCAGCCGGTACGCCAGCCACTATCAAGGCGACGGCTGAGATGAGGGCGACGGTGATTTCAGTTTGCATGGGTGTCGAGCCAGCGCTGCACCCTGGGTGGTATTGATTCTGCCTTGAAATAGCGGATGTGCCACGGTTCGGCGCCAGACCTGAATTCCCAGCTAAAGCCGAACGTCAAACAGTTGGCTTCCATCCATTGCAGGCGCTCGCCTGAGGCCTCTGACACGTCAACAGCAAGGCCAAGGTTGTGTGTGCTTGTGCCCGGTACGGCCATTGGTGCCAGACCAGGCTTCAGGTACCAGCGTTGGCCCTTCCAAGTTCGTATTGACGTACTGTTGGCAATCGGGGCCGTGGTGTATCGAGCGAGGAAGCCGCGTTCCTGTGTCGCTAGATCGCGGTATGTGTCGCCGTGGCTGGTTGGTTTGAACGGCCTGATGCCATCGGCGTGAGCTTGACGGCGCATGGCTTCCCAGGCTTGGGCGGCAAGCCAATGCAACCGGCCGTAGGGCCGTATTGAGCGCAGCAGGTATGCAGGTATTTCGCCAGGGTTGACATTGGCCAAATCAGCCGGGAGTCGTACCGGCCTGACTTCGCGACTCACTTGCGGCCGTATCTCGCGTCTTTAGTGTTTGCCCAGGCGTAGATCAGCGGCAGCACTGCTGCGAGCCCGGCTTTCAGTGCGCCTTCGATGTCGTAGCCGCTTGTGATAAGCACGGCGACGCTTCCAGCGACGAATCCTTTGACCCAATCCTCTAAGACGTATTGCCACCTCATTCAGACTCCGCTGGCGTATCGCTTATTGATTCCGGTTGGCGAGAATCTTTACGCAAACGCTCAATCAATTCAATTTCGTCTTGTGTTGCTTCACGAACGACGTCGCCAATTTGAATTTTCATGATGTCTCCTAGTTGCGGTAGCCGTAGACGCGGATTGTGCCGCCGGTCAATGTTCCGCCGGTGGGCGTCAATGTGAATGCGGTGTATGACGTGGTGTCTGCTAAGTAGCCGCCGCCGTTGACGTTGAGGTTGACTGCGCTGGTAGCCGCGCCGCTGAGTTGCCAATTAAAAAATGTGTTTTTGGCAAGGAACGGATTCTTGATTACCATCTGAAAGTTGATTGCGCCAGTGCTCATGTAGCAACATTCCTGAATACTTGACGTGTTCGCGCCCGTAAACCCGAGGACAGTTGAAACGGCGTAGGTGTTGTAGCTGGCGGCGTAGTAGTAGCCCGTTGACGTAGATCCAAGTGTCAGGTTTACTCCTGCTGATTGGCTGCCTGCACCGCCGCTGATTGTGACGAAATAGTTGTCGTAGTCGGCGCTAAACGCGCCAGTCACCGTGACGCTGGAGACTGTGGTGCCAATCGTCTGCGTTTTGACGAGCCACATACCGACTGCGTTCATGTCGCTGGCATTGAGCACATCGCCCGAGGCGAATACTGGGAATGTCATGGCATCAGCCTAATACGTTGGTGGAGTTCATTTGGCCGTACACAGGATCATTCAAAATTAGGTTGTAAAGCACCGTCGTTGGCGCCGTGTAGTAGGTAATTCGATGCCCGGTATTGACATTGATTAGGCCTTCAATGCCTTCAATGCTGAGCTCCGAGGTCAGCGTTGAAAGGCCTGTGATGTCCTTCGTCACCGTGATGGTGTCGCCAATGTCAACTGTGACGGCATTGGTGCGTTGTGGATCGGTGAGCAAGGCGAAATGGGTGCTAAGCGCCGTAAATCGTGGCCCTGGTTCGCCTTCAAGCAGATAAGCGGCAAGCGCATCTATTTGGCCTTGCTGGTGCAGCAGGCTGTTGGTGATTGAGCGTGACTGAATAAAGTATGTGGCCTGGCTAGTCAAATCTTCATCGGTGGCCGTTTTGCCGTCTAGTGCCTCGACGTAGGCGCGATTGATGACGCCATCAGCGTCAAACTCGACTTCTACTTCGTCATACTTGGCAGCTGTGCCATTGTCAGTAAAGGTAATGACAGATCCGCTCAGCGTGGCGCCAATACGGTTCTGAAACGTCAGCACGCCATCGCGCGACATAAACAGTCGGCCTTGCTCGGCTTCATTGATTTGATTGAGGTATTGCAGAGTGTTCGTGCCAGCCGCAACGTTGTAGCTGCTGTCGTGGCCCATGTTGACGGTGCCAGTAGCAATGCTGGTTGTGCCGGTGTAGTCAACTTCGGGCAATGCCAGCACTGTGCTGACACGCGCACCGCTTAATTCGGCGCTTGGGTTAAATGCCGCCATTTGGGTTTGGGCCAGCAAATAGAAATCATCTGAGCAGGTCACGTTGACGGTGTTGAATCCCGCCAGGGCAAAGTTGTATGTGTATGAGGTGACGTAACCGACAAACAGATAATCGCTATTGCGGCTGAGCCTGATTTTGCGCATTGGCGCCAAGCCAGGCTTGTCATTGTTTGGATCGTAGTAAGGGCTGCTGGTGTCGTAAGGGCCAAGGATGCCTGTTTCGTCATTCATCGTGAATGACATGACGCCAGCAGAGAATTGGTCGTCTACTTTTTTGCGGCCGCGACGATAACGGATGTCGGTAACGAAATCGGTTATGTCTGCGTATTGCGTGACGCCGGGCCCTAAGCCGTAACTCGAATTGTTTAATTTGCCTTTGATGGGGTCATCAAGTACGAAAGCGTTGACGTTGAAACCTGTGTCAAGCTCCAACAGGTATGTGCCTGATTGAACGACTGTTGCAGCCATTACGCAATCTCGACCTGCAATGGGCCGCTGCGACGGTTGTAATCACGCAAAGCATTAACGATGGTGTCACCGAGATCAGATGGCGCCGTGACGGTGTTAATCGTGATGTTGATGCCGCCAGTATCGCTCATAAGCGTCATTTCGTTGCCGATGCCGCCACCGATGCCGCCACCGCCACCACCAAAGAATCCTTCGTCTACTGGCAAAATGCCGACCATGCCTCGACCGAGTCCGCCGCCACCACCGCCGACCGTGCCACCACCGCCGCCACCGCCGCCGCCGGCTGATGGCAGCGTTACGGCTGGGGCTGGGATTACAGGCACCACAGGTGCCGCGAAACGTCGCTCGATTAGGTCTGGGCCGCTGGTACCGCCGCCGCCGCCGCCTGCGGCGCTGCCGCCTGGGATGTTGAATTGTGGCAAATCGATACGCGGCACGACTGGCACGTTGACGCCAGGCAACACATTGATTGCCTTGATAATGGCATTGATCATGCCTACAAAATTGTTGGCAATTGCTTCAAAAATTCCCATGATGAAATTGCCCATAGTCATAAAGGCGTTTTTGACGCTGCCGGTCTTTTCGACCAGCACCATGAAGCCAGCTACGAGAGCTGCGACCGCGACAACGACCAAGCCGACTGGGTTGGCGGCCATGACTGCGTTGAGCACGATTTGGCTGGCTGTGATGACCTTCACCGCCGTATTGAGCACAAGTATGGCTGATGCCAAGGCGCCGACAGCGAGCATGACTTTGACAATGGTGTCGCTGTTGTTTTGGGCATACTCAGCAAAGCGTTGCAAGTACGGCAGCAGTTTTTCAAGTATTGGCAGAAAGGCTGCGCCGATTGATTCTTTGGTTTCGCCAATAGTAAGCGATAGGCGTTTCATGCGGCCTTCGGCGCTGTTGGCGGCCACTACGGCTGCGCCGCCGACCGTGGCGTTAAGTGCCTGCATAATCTCATCAAGTGAGGCACCGTCTTTGATCAGGCCGCGCACGGCGGGCACCATGTTGCCCAGGGCTTTAGTGTTGCCTGCGTAGGCCTTTGCTACGGCGTCAGTGACCGCGCTAAGTTCTGTGCCGGTAGCGGCTGAGATGTCAAGTGAGGCGTTGAGCAGCTCTTGGCTGTATTGCAGATCGCCTGTGGTTTGCACCAACGTCGCCAGGGCTGGCCTGAGCACGTCGTCTGCGACTGCTGCGCTCATCATGGTGGCCTCGATGTAGGCCTCGGCAGCACGCACGTTGGCCTCACCGGCCAGCGTGTTCTTTTCAATGGCTAGGGCCAGCAGCT